TTTTAGTAATTGTTGATTAGATTGAAAGTTAATAAACTTTAGAATTAAGTTTAGTTGATACTTGGTTGTATCTTGTTGATTTGTTTATACAATTAACACTCTGTCATTGTCCCAGATTAGATGTTCTGCTGTCGTTCCCGCTTACGCTTCACTCCAGCATCATACATCAGTTAGGACTAACGAGTGTAATCGGTAGTTTGTATTGACTGTATATCAAATTTATGATAATATTTTATCACACTTTTTATCATAATGCAAGAAGTGTTTTTCGAAGGGGTATGAAATTGTGTTTAGGAGTACGTTCTGTTGATGATAAAATATTTTATCGGGGTATTTGGAGTTGAGTTGTGATGTGATTTTGTTCTATCAATTTTCATGGAGGTCATGAACGCTTTGTAATTCTACGAAGTCTCTCTCGTTGAAAGAGTTTTCGTGCCTCTAATTCTCGTGAACGCTTTCGATAATTGTTCGTTTCATTTCTTTTAGCGTTGGGTTTTATATAATATTTTCTGTTTCTACACTCCTCTTTTATCCCAGCGTTATCACACTTTTTCCGAAAGATTCGAAGTCCTTTTTCAAAACTCATTCCTTTTAAATCAACTCTTGGCATCTGTCCTCCTGTGAAAAGTCCATCCACGTTTTCGTAGATAGTATACTTGTGATGCGATTTGTGACGTACTTCTGTCCAGCTGTTTTGCAATATCTTCTGTTGACATACGATTGTAGTGTCTTTTCAAAAAATCTTTTTCTACCATTGTCCATGCTTTATTCATAAATTGTTGCTACCATCATTGTTCTGTGTCCCACTTTCGGATAATAATGAAAGTGAGTACGATTTTTAAATACTAATGCTTTCCATTGCTCTGGATAGCAAACGTGCTGTATATTACCTTTTTCTCCTATGACTACTGTTGCTGAAGTATCATCTAGAGGTTCATTGAGACAAAGTAGAAAATTGTAATAATCTCCACTATGGTCGCGATGAGGTAAACATTTGACCTGTCCATTGGGAAAGGTGTTATTAATTCTGAGTGTTTCTATCTTATCTGGGTCTACATCTTGATTGAAATGTTTATTCCAGAACGCATCAAGAATATCAATCCACTCAGTCTCATGTTCATCAATCAATGCCATTTTGTCTGCAACAAAGAATGGACTCGCGTGTGCTGGGTCTACATTCCATGGCAGTAGTCGATAGTAAGTCTGGTTTAGATACACTTGTATTTGGTCTTTTAGACTTTGACTGATGAAATTTTTATCTTCAATTATCATATCTAAATGTTCCTACAAGTGTTGACCTTAGACCATTTGGTGGCAGTTTAAATGAATGTTTTAAATTTGAAATGAGAAGGGAACAACCTCCCCTTGCTTCAAAAGTATGCTTCTTACCATCTTCATCCCACACATAAGTGTTTGCACCAGGATTTGTAGTTAAATAAGTAATTAAACTATAACATCTTGGTTCTTGTGGATGAAAGTCAAAATGTGGCACAACATCTACAGTCCTATGATAGTTTATATTTATACAAAGTCTGCTGATAAAGTCTGGTTTTGGCATATCAAATTGTTTGAGTATATCATAAAAAATACCTATCATCTCTAGTCTATTTTCTTCCTCATTTAAAGGAGTTCCGTGTATATTATCTACACTAGGTTTATCCTTAGTAATAAAATGAGAGGCAAACATTCCAAGTTCATCATCTTTAGTAAAGTTTAGAGAGAATTTATAGTTTAATTTGTCATAAAACAACTTCTGATGTTTGTCTGTAATATTTAGTGTATTTTCTAGATATTTTATCATACAGATATTATACAAAAATTTTTAATTGATGTCAAGAACTATTTTTAGGTATGTTACAGATTATTCTTGACTTATGTTTGGAAAGTTGCTATAATATATCTATGAATGAAAATGACATATACTATTTATTTTTTCTAGTGATGAGTGTACATATTGCTTATACACTAGGAAAACAATTCGGAATACAAACCACGATAGACTATTTGGAAAAGGAAGGAATCTTAGAGTTCGATGACTCTGAAAAATAGTTCTTGACATCAAGGTTAAATTTTGATATAATTATTTTGTAAGTGATAGGTTTCACTTGCGTATTGGTGCATCTACCGTTTTTGGAGATGCGAGTATTTACTGAAAAGGAATTATGGAGAAAATTATGAGTATAGATTTAAGCAAATTTTGGCTTGGATTGGATATGCCTACATTACCGTCTTATACGGATGCAGCATACCCAAGATATAACCTAATCGAAAAGGCAGGAGACTATCGTATAGAAGTTGCAGTGCCAGGGTGGAAAAAAGAAGAACTGGAGATTGTCTTTGATAACAAAGAACTCCACATAAAGGGTAAAAAAGACACAAAACTAGGTAATGATGAAGAATTTGTTCATCAGGGTCTTAGTCTAAAATCTTTTGAACGAAGATTTATTCTAAACGCCGACCTGTTAGTAGATAAGGTAAATCTACAAGACGGATTACTGACAATCAACTTATCACGAACTCCAGATTCTAAGAGGAAAATCTTGGAGATAAACTAAAATGAAAGCAATAGCTTCTAAAGTTCGTGATAGCATATGTGAGAACGGAGAGTTCTGCAGCATGGTGGCTAATTATACATTAGTCATAGCCTTCGGTGGCATCATGGTACAGAGTATTCAGATACTTGCATAACCTGTCAGACTGCATTCGGGGAGTTTTCGGACTCCCCAATCTTATAAGGAAACAAATGAAAATATCAGAACAAGGATTAGAACTAATTAGACACTTCGAGGGCTGTGAACTTACAGCTTATAGATGTGCAGCAGGTGTTTGGACAATCGGTTACGGACACACTAAAACAGCAGAAAGAGACATGACAATCACGCAGGAAGAAGCGGATGCATTGCTGTTGGAAGAAATGACAGAGTATGAAAACTATGTCATTAAGAATGTCACAGTACCACTAGAACAGTATCAATTTGACGCACTAGTCAGTTGGACTTTCAACTTAGGTGGTGGAAATTTACAAGCATCAACCATGTTAAAAGTACTCAATCGAGAAGAATATGAAGGAGTACCAGCGCAAATGGCAAGATGGAATAAAGCAGGTGGCAAGGTCTTAGAAGGACTTATTCGCCGTAGAGAAGCAGAGGGTCTTCTGTTTGAAAATAAGAAATGGACATAAAAGAAATTTGGTTAAAAATACTGAGCTATTTCTCGACAAGATATAAGCTAACTGTTAGTTATAATGCCGTATATGGTGACGGTGATGATACAACTTATATAGTTCGTAAATTTTTGAAAAAACAACCTAAATACCTAAAGTTCCTCAACGAGGACAAGGAAGTAGTAGAGATTCGAGGCGCAGAAGGTCTTAACTACAAAATAGAAGAATTATGATAGAAAAACTCAAACTTAGACACATGAAGTTAATAAACGAAATGAAAGTAAAGTATGGACTTAGCTTATATCAAATGTATTGGATATGTTTTGGTAAAGGACTACTTATTGGAGGACTATTGTGTATCAGTTTCTCCTAGCAATCATACTATCACTAGGTATAAGTACCTATTGGTTATGGAATGAGAACACTACACTTACACAGAACAACGCAAAGTTAGAAAGTGCAGTACAATTGCAAGAAGATGCAATCTCATCACTACAAAACGACTTTACCTTACAGACAGGTAAACTCAACGATTTACAAAAGAAAAGTCAAGAAACGCAAAAAGAAATGAATCGTTATCTTGATATATTTAAAAGGCACAGTTTAACTAAACTAGCCGCAGCAAAGCCTGGGTTAATAGAACCTAGAGTAAACAAAGCAACAAAAGAGGTATTTGATGGAATCGAACAAGATAGCCGTGACATTGATGCTGCTGATGATGGTATCGTCGTGCAGCCTGTTACCAACAAAGACATTAGAGGTTAGTGCAAAGCCTATTGAAAGGCAGATAGCACAACCAGTACTGCCAAGAGAAATAGACTTAAAAGAGCCTTATTGGTATGTAGTTAGTGAAAAAAACATAGAAGAATTTTTAGCACGAGTAGAAAAAGACCAAGGACAAGTGGTATTCTTCGCTATGACAGTACCAGACTATGAGTTAATGGCATACAACACTCAAGAGTTAAAACGATATATTCGTGAACTCAAAGAAGTAGTAATATACTATCGCGAAGTAACAACAAATGAAAGCAATACCGATTAAGAACCACAAAATCATATTCAGGTTAGATAGAATAGCACAGGATTTATATAAACTCCCTCATAAGTTTAGTATGCA